ATAAGAAGCCCGGTATCGGTATCACGCGAGAGGAGTTCCAGGAGATCACCGGCCTGGAATATGCGGAATGAGCAGCATTGAACTGACTGAATGGCTGGCACGACAGCTCCGGGACGCGCTCTCCATCATTGAGGAGCAGGCCCGTTTGCTGGAACTGCACGGCATTACGGAATGTGAGGGGGACGGGTGTACCCCCTCCCTTTCCGAAAGGCGCAAGGACGCCTTGCAAGGCGGAACTGACGCTATTTCTGCTGCGGAAGGAGTGTGACTACCACATGACGGTCAAAGAAGCTGTGAAACGGGCTGACGCCCTGCGGATGAACACGGTAAGCGACGAACAGAAAGCAGCGTGGGTCCTGGATTTGGACGGGCAGATTGCGGAGATGTTCGGCGTCAGCGTTCCGAAAAACGAGTGGCCGGAAAAGGATGCTGTTCTTTTGATGCCCGCTCCCCACGAGGAAATCTACCAGCTTTATCTTATCTGCAAAATTGACTACTACAACCAGGAAATGAGCCTATACGCAAATGACCTGGCTTTCTATAATGCCGCTCTGGCGGAGGCAAAGGCGTGGTACAGACGGCACCATCGCCCTGTGTGCAACAGGAATTGGAAGGTGATGTGACATGATGCTGCCGCAAATCTCCAATAACGTAGGCAAGAGCAAGAGCGAGATCGTATCCATGCGCGGTATCAACTGGTCTGACCAGCTCCAGGACGGAGATATGGTGGACAGTCTGAACCTATCCGCCAGGAGATACCCGTATATCACGACCCGCCGAGCCAGGGAGAAGCAGAAAAAAACCGCGGATGCCTACTATTCCGGCGGAACTGCTCTGACGGCCTGGGGGAAGCTGGTTGCAGTTGAGGGCACGAACCTTCTCTATGACGGTGAAGTGGTGGGCCAGGTAACGGCAGGCGAAAAGCAGTTCGCCGTGGTGAACACGAAGATGGTGATCTGGCCGGACAAGGTATACCTGGACATGAAGACCCGGACGGTGAAGCCGCTGGCGGCCACGGTGACGGGGAGCAAGGCCGTGTTTACCACCAGCACCATGAAGGTGACGGACTGGGGCGACCTGACGGAGCAGTTTGCCGCCGGGGACGCCATTACCCTGTCCGGCTGCACCACGGAGGCCAAGAACAACAAGGATATTGTGATCAAGAGCCTGACGGCGGACACCATCACCGTGCAGGACAAGGTGTTCACCGCCGCTACGGAGGAGAGCACGGCCATCAAGCTGGAGCGGAAGGTGCCGGACATGGACTTCATCTGCGAGAGCGAGAACCGGCTGTGGGGGTGCAGCAACGAGGCGCAGACCATCTACGCCAGCAGCATGGGCGACCCCACCAACTTCAACGTGTTCGAGGGGCTGAGCACAGACAGCTACGCCCTGGCGGTGGGCACGGAGGGGGATTTCACCGGGTGCTGCAAGCTGACCAGCAGCGTTCTTTTCTGGAAGGAGACGAAGCTGCACAAAATCCTGGGCGGCTACCCCTCGGAATACAGCCTGTACACCTACGACATTGAGGGGCTGCAGGCGGGGTGCCACAAGAGCCTGCAGGTGATCAACGAGGTGCTGTTCTACATGGGGCTGCACGGGGTATACGCCTACAGCGGCGGCACGCCATCCCTGATTTCAGCCAACTTCGGAGAGCGGCACTTCACGGAGGCGGTGGGCGGCAGCGACGGCGACACCTACTACCTGTGCGTGAAGGAAGGGAGCTTCCACCATTTCCTGGTCTATGAGACCCGGGCAGGAATCTGGGTGAAGGAGGACGCCACAAAGGCGGTGGACTTCGCCCGGATCGGCAAGGACATGTATTTCATGGACGGGAGCGGAAGCGTATGGCTGGCGGACAGCGGCCAGGACGAGGCGGGGCTGGAGTGGCTGGCCCAGTTCACGCCCTTCTATGAAACGGCCCAAGGGCGGAAGACCTATTCCCGTTTGCTGCTGCGGGTGGAACTGCCCCGTGGCAGCTACCTGACAGCGGAGGTGCGGTGCGACGGAAGACCCTGGCGGAGCTGCGGCAAGGTGGTAGGCCGGGAAGGGGACGTGGTTCCCCTGCGGATCGCCCTGAACCGCTGCGACAAATTTGAGATCCGGCTGCAGGGCAAGGGGCCGTGTACGATCCTTTCCATGCTACGGGAGTTCAGTGTGGGGAGTGATGTGTAATGGCGGCAGTTTTGCCGGAGAGCATGGACAAGCTGGACGTGCAGGATCCCAGCGGCAGCCTTTCCATCGTGGAGAACTATATCCGCTATATGGGGGAACGAATTGAATTCGCCATGCGGAACATGACCAAGAACGTGTCCGCCGCCGGGGTATCCAGCGCAGAAATCTATGTTCTGGTGACGGCCATGAGCAACAATCTCTCGGCCCTGCAGAGCACGGTGAATGGGCTGAGCGGGAATGTGACCACGCTGCAGGGGCAGGTGAACAGCCTGCTGGGCAGTGTGGACGCCCTGAGCACCCGGCTGGACAGTCTGGAGGCCCGGGTGACGGCCCTGGAGCAGAAGAACGGAGGTTAAGAGAATGGCAGTATCCAAATACGACAAGGAGCGGCTTTCCAGCAGCCAGCAGGCAGCCATTGACCGGGTTACGAAAATGGCCCAGAGCGGCAGCATGAGCTGGGCGGACGCCCACAACCAGGCAGAGAGTATCCGCAACAGCGCCGGTTATTCCGGCGGACGGTACGGCAACGAATACAATTCCAAGGGCAGCAGCGGGAAAGGCAGCGTGAAGAGCGGAGCCGCCGCCGGAGCGGCCATCGGCAGCCTGTTCCCGGGAGGCAGCGCCATCGGGGCGGTGCTGGGGGGCCTCGCTTCTGCCATCGGGAATGCGGCGGGCAAAAATAACGGCGGCTCCACCCACTGGAGCCCCAGCCAGAGCACGGGCCAGAGCGGACAGTACGGCGGCAGCGTGTACGACCAGCAGTATTTCACCCCGGACGAGCTACGGCAGGCCTATGAGATCCGCAATGCGGCCCAGAGTGGGAAAACCAGCTGGGCGGACGCCCACAACTTCGTGGAGAACCTGCGCAACCAGTACGGCTACTCCGGCGGCGACGACGGCAGCCAGTACAACCCGCTTCCGCAGGATCCCTACGCCCAGCAGCTGAAAGACCTGCAGGCCCAGCTTGAGGCCCTGGCCAGCCAGAAGCCCTCCTACTCCGGCGACCCCTACGACACCAGCGGGGTGATCGACAAGCTGACCAACATGGACTACGCCGACTGGACGCAGAGCGACCAGTACAAGGCCTTAGCAGACCGCTACGGCGTGCAGGGGCAGATGAGCATGCAGGACGTGCTGGGGCAGATCAGCAGCCGCACCGGAGGCCTTGCAAGCTCCTACGCCACCACCGCTGCCCAGCAGCAGTACAACGAGTACATGAGCCAGCTGGAGGAAGTGGCCCGGCAGATGTACTCCGGCGACCGCAGCGACCTGATTCAGAACCTGGGCGTGATGAACGACGCCAACGACAGCGCCTACAACCGCTACCTCAACGAGCTGGGGCAGTACAACACGGACTACGGCAACCTCTACGGGGCTTACCGGGACGCAGTGGGCGACCTGAAGTACAACCAGGAGCAGGAGTACCAGAAGGGCCGGGATCAGATCAGCGACGAGCGGTACAACCAGGAGTACAGCGACAGCCAGGCGGCCACCAGCAAGGCGGACGCACAGAACCGGATCAACGCCTACCTCGCCGCCTACGGCACGGTGAAGGATCTGGATCCCGCGCTGGTATCGGCCTCCGGCTACACCCAGAGCGAGCTGAACACCCTGGCGAAGTATTATGCCGACCAGAAAGCACAGGAGCAGGCGGCGGCAGCCCGGAAGAGCAGCGGATCCGGCAGCAGCAGAAGCGGCTCCAGTTCCGGATCCAAGAGCAGCGGCAAGCCCACCCTGACGGCAGCACAGACCCTGAACGCCCTGGAGAACGGCATTGTGAACGACACCACCCGAGCGGCCTACGAGTATTACTACGGCCAGCCCTATGACGACGGGGGCACGGAGGATACGGGGAGCAGTGAAGTTATCACCAATCGGCACGGGGACAGCTGGGTTTACATTCCCGGCCACGGACGCTTCTCCTATCAGGAGGTGCAGGACCTTGTTGACAGCGGCAAGGTGATTGAGGACGAAAAGTACGACGAGGCCTCAAACACCTACTCGCACAGCTTTCGCTGGTACACCAACAAGAAGACAAAGTAAGGAGGGGCTTACGTGAATGAAAATGAATTTTTGAAAAAGCGTGCGTCAGCCCGGCAAAAGGACAGCCAGAGCCGAAGCAGCGACAAGACCCCTCTGGGCAGGAGCGAGGACGGCACCGTCACCCGCTCCAGCAACTTTATCCGGCAGAAGGCAGCGGAGCGCCGGGCGGTGATCGACCGGCAGTACGGCAAGGACGCCTACGGCGGCAGCGGCAGCTATGAGGC